CAGGGATATCTCCGTTGTCCCATCGATACTCTTGATCGGTATCAAGGTCGCGGGCAACGATACAGTGAATGACTGACAGTCCTCTGAGAAGACCATCAGTCTCGATGTCGAAGACTAAGCGCATAATGTTTTTCAGTTACGGTGTGGATTGAGTGGCAGTTAGCACAGAGGACGTCACACTTGGCGATCTCGGCTTCAATTGATTCCCAGCTCTTAAGCACACAGGAGCCGATCTCAAAGCTTTTCTGCTCTGGATCGCGATGATTAAACTGAAGAGCGGCTGGGTGTGAATTAAAGCCACACTCAACACAGCCACTCTTTAGCTTGACTTCATTCAGCTTCTGTCTGTGCTTCTGTTGTCTCTTTGCCTGATTAAAGGCGAGACCACAAGAACGCTGACAATACTTTTGATTCCGATAACCTGAAGGTGTGAACTCTGAGCCGCAATGGAGGCAGCTTTGAGTCATGATTTGGTGAATACATTAGGGCGGACAGAACCGTAACCACTCTCGATCTCTAAGACTTGATAGCCCTGATCGTGGAGGGTGTCGAAGATGTCAGTCTTTCGATAGGCTCTAATAGCTGATACTTTCTCTTTCTTCTTCCAGGTAGGTTTCTTATACCTAACTAGATGAATGTCAGATGGTAGTTGTTTGTTCAGCTTGATCACCTTTTCTTTGGTGGTGTTCTCGAAATGAATAACGACTGGTGTTTTCATTTGTTCACAGCCTGTAGAGCAATAAGAACACCTCGAAGGTCTTCTCTAATAACTTGACCACCTACCAACCGAGCCATTTCTTGACCCTCACCATCAACAATCAGCAGTGAAGGGTACTTCTCTAGCTTGTATGTCTCTACAAGGGACTCGTGCTTTTCTTTCTGAAGTGTTGTGATGTAGCTTTTTAATCCCGGCAGACCTTTAAGCATGATCACCATGTTGTCTTTGGTGAGTGTGCAAGGAATGCAATCCTCTTTGGTGAATAGAAGAGCTTTAAAATCCATAATCGTTGTCTGGCTGAGTGGAAGTGAAAGGATTAGCTGAAGCGCTTTGAAGACGTCCTGTGTCCTGCCCATAGGCAAGGGTTTCGGCTGGGCCTGTACGTCCGTTGAATCTGTTCTTAAGCACAACAAGCTTTGAGGCGTTGTCGCCTGACTGAATGTCACGTTCAAGAGCAATGACCAGATCACTCAGTTGAGCGATGGCTTGGCTACCTCGTAGTGAGTTGAGGGTTACCGTCGCTCCATCCTCGAAACCTTTATCGCCTTGTGGTCGGCGGAGGTGAGAAATGAGGATCATGCCAATACCTGTCTCCTCAACGAACGACCTCAATTTGGTCATGGTCAGGTCGATGGTCTTGCGTTCATCCTGATTGTCATTACCAGACAGCAAGATGCTCAGGTGATCAAGGATTACCCACTTAACCCCGTTAGTTTTAACGAGATAGCGGATGTCATTTAGAAGACTGTCAGGATCACAACTGCCGAAGCCGTCCCTAAGGAAAAGCCGACCAGACCCGAGAGTACTATCAAAGGATCTACGGAAGAGTTCATCATCAATTTGATTGTCAATGTGAAGTGGTTTGTTTGCAGCAACAGTCATCAACCTGAGTCCTGTACGCTTAACACTCTCTTCAAGTGCTATGTATCCGACGGTCTGATCTTGATCAACTAGATGTGTAGCAATCTCACCACATAGGGTGCTTTTCCCCGTCCCCGATCCAGCTGTCAGGGTCACTAACTCACCTAATCGTAGTCCTCCGGTGATCTCATTGAGACCATCAAAGGGGTAAGTAGCATCCCTACCGTGCAAAGGAGAAGATACGAGATCAAAAAGGCTTCTACCATCTATGATTGATTTAGGGACATAAGAGCGTTTATTCCAGATGGATTGTCTAATCGCATCTGTATCTCCGACCTGTATGGCCTCTGAGGCATCCTTGTATTGGCCTAGAGTGGCCATGAATACTCGGTCAGATGGAAAGAGGTCGATACACTCTTCGGTAGCCTTGACGCCTGCCTCATCGTTATCAAACATCAGCACGATTTCATTGAAACCGAGGATGTAGTTAAGCTGATGCTGCAAGGCTTTACGGGCGTTCTGTGCTCCATTAGGGACAGACACCACAGGCCAGTTAGGACGGGCTTGCCAGACACTTAGAGCGTCTAGTTCTCCCTCAGTAATGACAATCGTCTTGCCAGTACCGAAGAGATGTTGGCCGA